AAAGATAAGTTTCCATTTCTTTTTTTTCGTCGTAGATAGCACTGTTTGCAACATTAGTAACATAGCTCCAAAAATGTTGAAACCATTTAACAATTGTTTGATCTGCTTTATGTGAATCTATAAAACTACACAAATGATATTCTGCTTCACTAGCTGTTCTATATTCACTTATGTAATAACTTGCAAGTGGATGGGATCCATATTCTTGAAAATAACTTTGACGATCATATACTAACATACTGGCCTCCTTTGTGTGTTGTGTTATGTACTATGTATTTATCAATTGGATTTACTAACCTTGGCCTCTATATCGTTTCCAGCTACGCCTTTTGTGCTTGTTTAAAGGTTTACTATTACGACCTTTTCCTTGGCTTGTACGCTTTCTTCTGTTAGCATTTAAACTAAATTTATTTTTTACTGTTGTTGTTTTTTTAGACATATTTCCTTTTTGTGGTAGGGAGTTTCTGTTCCCAGGTACTCCCTAAACCCGTTCAGCTTATGCTGCTAATGCAACCTGAGCTGGAGAATAATCGCTGTTGTTTGCAATTATAAAGTCGATGATGGTCATCACCCTTTTTGCTCTCCTTGCTATTTTCTTCTCTAATCGAATACCTTTACACCCCCATATATTGAAAAAGTTTTGGTGGAGGTGGCCGGAATCGAACCGGCGTCTTAGAAAATATCTTGACAAATCATCAAGCAAAATATTATTATAATAAATTATATTACCTTTGTCAACCTAAACAGGTAATATTTCTAACTTTATTTTCCAATTTACTGTTTCTAATGAATCTCCTTTGACTTGAAAATTCCAGTCATTAGTAACTTGTGTTTTAAAGTCCCAATATTGAGCTGTATTTTGGTATGTAGTTTTAGCTACATCTCCTATTATAGCAAGTCCTGTCCTATTATCAACTATTCCTTCTAGTTTAAATCCATTTATTTTAGAAGTTCCTTTTCCTATTGCATGAGCTATAAAAAACCAAGTTTCGTTTAAACTTGGCTGTATATCATCATTAAATACTAAAGTGTTATAATTATCATTATTTGTAACAAAAGTTGTTATAAAAATGTAAGGATTATGAATTAAATGATTGTTTCCTACTTTTGTTACAACTATAGAATTTTTACCATTAAAAGTATGGGCATTACTAATTTCTATATTATTATTAGTATTGTCAAAATTAATTCCAGAACCATTAGAAATACTATTCAATTTGACACTATTTGTGGTTGTAGAATTTACTAAACTTGTACCATTACCAACATTTTCTACATTAGTTAATGGCTGCGCCCAAGCCCCATTATAAAATTCAAAACTATTTACTGTTGTATTAAATCTAATATCACCATTAATAGGATTTCCTGGTCTACTATTAGAGCTGCTAGCAGGTATCGTTAGCTTTTCTAATCCTGGTACAATTGGATCTGGATGTAATCCAATTGTATATGAATCATTATTTACTTTTGTTGCAATAATCTCGTTGTTTGTTCCATTAATAGTTCTAACACCTATAGCAGTTAATTCTATCCATTGATTATTAATATACCCAAATAATGACCTTAAATCAGTTCTATAAATTATTGAATTATTAATAACATCTAATGAAACCATACCTGATTCACTATTTACAACAATAATTGTTGCAGTAACACTTCCTCCTGCGTTTCCAGATCCACTTCCACTAGAATCAGAACCTGAACTAACAGTTGTTGCGCCTGTATTAGTTGTGGTACGAGATGTACTTACACCTGGTGCTGATGTAGAAACCGAACTATCAGTTGAACTTGTTAAAATTGTTGTGGTACTATCTGACCCTTGTTCTATAACAGACTCATACCTAATAATATTACCACAATAATCATATATTGGTATTATATTAGTAATTAGTTTTTCATAATTGTTAGGTTTTTTTAATAATTCCAACATTTCAGGTTCTACTAAGAGCTCAAAAATATTATTAAAACTTCTAGATTCTAAACCTTGAGATGTCCATTTATCTATTTGTTCTTGGCTATATGTACCACCATTAGTTTGATCTTGTAGCTTTGTACCTTTTGTGTCGTTTATACTAACTTGTCCAACTACTGGATACCCGCCTAATTTTTCGAATGTTCCTCTTAATTGTGCTGCAAAAGATAAACTATCTTTGACACTTCCTGGATTAGTATTGGTTATACCTACACCTATTGATCTAGGTATATTAAATTGTGAACTACAATCACCTTGGTGCAGTGCTGACCCACCTGAACTATAATTAGCATTAAATAATCCTTCTAATGCAATTAATCCTCCTATGTCATCTGCTATAGAGTTTAGTGATCCTATAAGATCATCTAATGCTGCCTGAGCAAAATTTCCACTTAAAATATTATCTAGATTATCAAAAACACTTTTTAAAGCTCCTTGGTTTAATGAACTTGTATTAAAATTACCATCTAAACCAATACATGCACACAAATTATCAGGAAGTATATTACCTAAACCATTAATTATACCTAAACCCGATCCTAAAAAAGATCCAAAAGCATTTTCTAACATATTAGGTATAGCTACAGGATCAACAGGTGCTGCACAAAAATTTATCATACTACCAACTGCAGCTACTTCATCAATTACCCCATTTAATTGTCCTAAAATTCCATTTATATTTGTATGTTCTTGAAAAGCTGCCATTGCATCTGCAACTGTAGCCAAAGCATCTCTTAACGCACCTTGAATAGGCTGTTTAAGTAGTTCATCTATTGCTGCAGATAAACATATTTGTAAATTAGGAAGTTGTAATCCTTGTCCGGCTAGTAATGCACAAATTATATCTTTAAGATTATAATCTAATTCAGCTTGAACAGCAAGAAAATTAGAATCACCTAAAAGATTTTCTTGTATATGATGAGTAGGACTTATATAATCATTAAAATCTTGTAAACCATTTTTAAAATCAGTAAATGTTGCCATTTAAATTAGATACCTAATATTGAACTAGGAGAGCTTACACTAATCCCAGTTACCATTTCTAAATATTTATCCGCTATTTCTTTTACTGTAGTAACCCTAGCAACTATTTGTTTTTTATTAATACTAACTTTTCCTTGTTTTCCTGTTTGTATCCAAGGAACCATTGCTACTCCTTGCGGAGTAGCAGCAATTGTAACACAATTGTCACACATTAAAAATTCTAGATTTTCTTCTTCTATTCTAGTAATAACCTCGTCTCCTGATTGCAACTTTAATGTAATAACTTCACCTGTTTTTTCTAGTAACATATTCTCCTTATAATTCAAAATTACTAAATGATTTCATATCTACATCTTGTTTAATACCACCTATAACATAGCTCTCTACTTCTGTTTCTTGAGGAGCTACTTGAACGTCCTTACTCTCAAACCAATGTGTAGTCCAAGGTAATGGATTTTGTGTGAGAGGCCTATCGAAAATAGGTTCAATACCAATAGATTTTAACCTCCGGTTTGCCAAATATTCAATATATTCTGCAAGTAACTTTTCATTTAAACCAATAATACTACCTTCTTCAAACAGATATTCTGCCCATTTCTTTTCTTCGTTTACCACCTGTTTGTAAATATCTTTTACAGAAACTTCATGTTTTTTAACTATATCTAACATGCCAGGATCATCACCGTTGTTCCAATGTTTAATAATATTTTGACTAATAGCTAGATGCTGCGTTTCGTCTCTTGCTATAAAACTAATTATTTTAGCAGAACCTTCCATCTTTTTCAATTCACCAAAAGCGAAACTACAAGCAAAACTAACATAAAAACGCAAACCTTCTAGAGCATTAACTGTTACCATTGCCAAATACATTTTTTCTTTTAGTGTGTTTAAATCTCCTGTGCCTGCTTTATATTGATCTGCATAATTCAGAAAATCATCATACATTCTAGTTACGCTATTTGCTCTAGCCAAAATTTCTGTATCGTCTAAAATACTATCAAATACTTCACTAGGATTTGCATATACATTTTTAATTATGTGTGTATAACTTCTGCTATGGATTGTTTCAAAAAAGTCCCAAGTAATAATACAACTTTCTAATTCAGGTAAGCTACAAAAGGGTAAAAAAGCAAGAGCTGGTCCTCTGCCTTGTACACTATCTAATAGTATTTGATATTTTAGATTACTTGTAAATATACGTTTTTGCTCAGGTCTAAATGTCAGATAATCTGCTCTATCTTTTTGTAAACTT